AGATAAAAAGAAATGTTAAAAGCAGACGTAAACAAAGGTTATGTAAATATTGATATAGAGGGAAGTGTACCTGAGATAGGAGCAGATTTATGTGTTCTTATTAAGCATATTCATAGTAGTATCTTTGAAAAGAATACTATGGCGGCAGTAGCATTTAGACAAGCACTTACAAGAATGATAATGGATGAATCATTAGAACTATTCAAGATTGAATCAAAGGAGGGTAATAACAATGAGTAAGACTAATAAGACAAATGAGGTATTAAAACATCTACAGAAAAAGGAAACGATTACAAGTATGGAAGCATATGATTTATATGGAGCCACTAGATTATCAGCTATCATATTTAATCTACGTAAGCAGTATAACATAGATACACTTGATATGGAGTGTACTGATAGATATGGTCATACATGTCACTTTGCTAAGTATAGATATAGAGGGGAGATAAACAATGACTAAGCCCTTTAAGATTTGGATAGAGGATGGAGCAACATTGAACAAAGTGTTGGCGAAAATGGAAAAAGAGGGCATTACCTGGGTGACTGGTGCAAAACCATTAGATAATGATATATATCCTATACCAATTGGTCTTTTTGTACCCACTACTAATTCGTTAACATACACCAGTGATGCTGAATATTATAGTGATAAAAAACTTTACAGCGAAATAACACCTGAAAAATATTTAAAGGAGAATAAAACAATGACTAAAGCAGATTTGAAAGATTGGATGATAGTAACTGACAATGAAGGTAAGAAATATATTGTAGACCGAGTTCATGAAGTTCTTTTAGAGTATGGTGCTGTCGATAAGGTCAATCGGGTATTAGTTTTAGATAATATTACCGATGATTTACATTCAATAGATGATGACTTTTATATTACTAGAGTATTTGAGCCCTCAGAGATGCAGCTATCTCATATATTTGATGGAGACGCTTGTTTATCTAGTATGGACCTCATATGGATACGACCGACACCACCTGCAGTAGAAATGACTGTAGCAGAGATTGAAGAGAAGTTAGGTATTAAAAACTTGAAGATAGTTAAGGAGAACGAAGATGGCTCGCATGATTAGAAATGGTAAGGAGTTTGCATCTGTGCCACGTAGAAATATTGAATGTTCAAATAAACAATATTTAGATATACCATCTGATTTTGTACATAATTCTGACATAGTATTTTGGATACTAGATGATATAACAATGGAAGAAAAGTATGGTAAAGACGGACGCAGTCCTGAATATGAATGTCTTATGAGAGAGTTGGAACAGAATCGTAATGAAGAGAATGAATCAATGAAAGGAAGACCAGAATGGCTAAAGAAACTTTGGCAGTAAAGTATAGACCGCATACATTTGAAGATGTAGTAGAGCAAGACAGCACAAAGATTATATTACAACAGCAGTTAGACTCCGCAGAGTTTAGAAATGCATATCTGTTTGTAGGTGGAGCTGGGACAGGAAAAACTACTTGCGCTAGAATATTTGCTAATGAGATAAATAAGAATCAAGGTGCTCCAATAGAACTTGATGCGGCTAGCAATAGCGGTGTAGAAGATGTAAGAAACATAATACAGCAGGCAAAGACTAAGAGTTTGGATAGTGAATATAAGATATTCATTATAGATGAGTGCTTTCCAGCAAGTACTTGGATTAAAGTAGAGAAAGGAAAAGGTTATAAACGTATTGAAGATATAAAAGTAGGTGACGTTGTTCAAAGTATGTCAGGTTATAATAAAGTGACACACATTTTTAAATCGAGCGTGTTGACCTCAAGATTATGCTGTGTTATCATAAACAATAGAAAGCACATAACAACAGCAGAGCATTTATTCTTTACTAATAATGGTTGGATAAAAGCTTGTGATTTGCAAAAAGGAGATATTGTTTATGATACAGAAAGTTTGTCAAAATTGTGGAAAGAGTTTTCAGAATCGTCACAAGGGCGTGAAGTTTTGTTGTCATCAATGTTCGGTGGAGTATCGAAAGAAAACTTATCAGCCGAAGATGAAAACAGTAAAATGTCAAATATGTGGAAAAGAATTTCAGATACGGAATTGTTACAAAACAAAGACTTGTTCTGTGGAGTGCAAGAACAAACTGATTACGAAGTCGAATATACAACTGGCGAATACAGAATATGGCAAGGAACTACGGAAACAATCATCCGAGCGTATGAAGAAGAACAATCCGATGAAGAGCGAAAAGAATATACAAACGATGCTGAATACAAAAGAGAAGAATGGTACACTACACCAATGGAAAAGTCAACGGGGTGGCAACGGGAAGTATACCATAGCACAGATACACTTGTACGAAGCATTAGGAGATGGTTGGATTTTAGAGTATGCAATCAGCACAAAGAGTCTAAATTGGCAAGAGCGTCAACTTCCTTGGTGTTACAAAGTAGACCTTGGTTATCCAACAATGAAAATTGCAATAGAGGTAGATGGCAAAAGCCACAGATGGAAAAATGGGTTATTGAAAGACTCAAAGAAAGAGGAATGTCTGAAAGACTTAGGGTGGACAGTGTTGAGATTTACAAACGAGGAGATAATGACGAATTGTTCCTTAGTCGTTTCACAGATACAGAATTATCTCAAAGAGAAGTTATAATGTATGATTTAGAAGTTGAAAACGACCATACATATTTCGCAGATGATATATTAGTACATAATTGTCACTCACTTAGTAATACAGCATGGCAAGCATTTCTAAAACTCATAGAAGAACCACCTGCAAAGTCAATATTTATATTCTGCACTACTAATCCGGAAAAGATACCTAAGACAATTCTTAGTAGGGTACAACGTTATGACTTTAAAAGAATAAGTCAGCAAGGTATTGTAGATAGACTAGATTATATATGTGCTAATGAATGGGGTGTTGCTAAAGATGATAGATGTTTGCCACATAGAGAAGCTCTGGAATACCTTGCAAAGTTAGCAGATGGTGGGATGCGTGATGCTATAACTCTTATGGATAAATGTTTATCATACAGCAAAGACTTGACTATAGAAAATATAGTTAAAGCATTAGGTGTAGCAGACTATGATACTATGATGGAATTAACAGATGTTATTATACACAAAGATGAGGAAGCAATAATTAGAATCATAGAAGAAATACATAGTGCTGGAAAGGATTTAAAACAGTTCGTAAGACAATACCTTACTTTTGTGCTTGAAGTTAAGAAGTATATAATATTAGGTGATTTTAAATATCTAAATATTCCGCAGACTAATGACAATGAAAGATTTTTGGATAATATGTTTCACGAATATGGTAAGATAAGTGATTTATTAGACTTACTTATTAAGATAAATACAGAAGTCAAGTATGACAGTTCACCTAAATATCTTATTGAAGCATATATGCTGGGAGGTTTAAATGATAGGACAGAGTAATTTATTAACAATAATAGATGAACAGATAATGATGGATGAGTTTCCTAGATTCAGCATAATAATAGGTCCTGAGGGCAGTGGTAAAAAGACACTTGCAAAAGCTATGGCATTTGCACTAGAAAGCAGATGTAACTTTATAGAACCTAAGATAGATGCTGTTAGGGAAATGATAAAAGAGTGCTACACTATAAATGACACTATGGTATATGTGATAGCAGATGCAGACAGTATGTCCATATCAGCAAAAAATGCTATGCTCAAGATATGTGAAGAAACACCTAAGAAAGCATATATCATAATGACTGTATGTGATGAGTCTAGTTTATTAGATACTATTAAGAGTCGAGCTAGTATATATCACATGTCACCATACACACCTGCAGAACTATTAGACTACGCAAGACTAAGTAAAGGTAATCTCAGTAATGCTGGTGAGTTGATAGTGCAGGATTTATGTGAGACTCCAGGAGATGTAAATAAACTGTATGCAGTAGGTGTAGAAGCATTTTATAAGTTTGTGGAAAAAGTAGTAGATAATATAGCTGAGGTGTCAACAGCAAACGCACTAAAGATTCTTGACTCTATAGACACTAAAGGAAATGATGAAGATAAATATGATATGGTATTATTTCTAAGAGCATTTAAAGCTGTGTGTGGTAAAGAGATGCGAAAAGCAGTTGCACAAGATGATGTAGAAGGACAGATGTATTTTTCAGCCGGCATCAAAGTAGCATCAAACACACTAAGTAAGATGAGTATAACGGGAATAAATAAAGGTGCGCTGTTTGACATGTTTATATTAGACTGCCGTAGAGTTTGGAGTTAGTAGTATAAATAAGCACTTGTATTTTAATAACATTCATATTATAATAATTGTATTAAAATATGAGGAGGTTTTACGTAATGAGTACATTTACATTATATGTGCATATAACACCTGCTAATAAACTATATATAGGCATAACGAGTCAAACAGTTAATGAACGATGGGAGAATGGTAAGGGGTATTCAGGTAGTCCACATTTTTATAGTGCCATACAAAAATACGGCTGGGATAATATTAAGCATATAGTTTTACTTGAAAACCTATCAAAAGAAGTGGCTTGTGAATGTGAGAAATATCTCATAGCTAAATACAAAACTACAAATCGAGAGTATGGGTATAATATTTCATTAGGGGGCGATGTAACTCAATTAGGATTAAAACGTACTCCTGAACAAATAAAACGATTAAGTGATGCACATAAAGAGCTACCTGTTAATGAGTTTGCTATACAACGTATGGCGGAAACTAATCGAGGAAGAAAACGACCTCCAGAAGTTATAGAGAAAATGAGAAAAGCAAAAACAGAATGGCACAAAAGACCTGAATCAAAAGAGATTATGCGTAATATAAATAAAGGTAAAACATTTTCGGATGAACATAAGCGTAAATTATCTGAAAGTCACAAAGGTAATGTTTCAGGTATGAAAGGTAAACGGCATACTGAGGAATCTCGTAAAAAAATGAGCGAATCTCAGAAAAAAGCTGTTAAGGTATATTCAGAGGATGGACTTAAACGTATATCAGAAGCCTCAAAAAATCGAATTGTTACGGATGAAACTCGTGAAAAATTAAGACAATCTCGTTTAGGTAAAAAAGCTTCCGAAGAAACTCGACTTAAACAAAGTCTTGCTAAAAAAGGCAAACCATCTCCTAAAAAAGGTAAAAAATTGAGTGAAGAAACAAAGAAAAAAATAAGTGAAAGTGTTAAAAAATCACAAAAGCCTTTAACTGATGAACAGCGTAAAAAAATAAGTGAAGCCAGTAAACGTAGATGGGCACGATACAGAGAGGAAATGAGCATATATGGAAGTACAAGAGTTAAAGAAGTTAATAAAAGAGAACAACATACCTAACTTCCTAATATTCACAGGAGAAGAGTATGAGGTTCAACGACAGTACATTCAGCAGATAGCAAAGGTAAAAAAGCTGTCAGTGTATTATGCAGATAATATAGATGAGATATGGAGTAGTTTAAATAGCACGTCTTTATTTGATACTAACGGACTATATGTTCTATATGATGATAGACAGCTTTTAACAAATGAAAAGATATATTCTCAGTTAGCTAATATACAGCGTGATAATATGCTCATTTTAACGCTCTCAAGCGTTGATAAACGCTTGAAAATGCTAAAGACGTATAAAGATAGCATAGTTGAGTTTAATGCGCTTAAAAGCGACATATTGAAGCGTTATATTCAAAAAGAGATTGACTTGAATGATAGAAACTGTGAGATACTGATGGAGATATGTGATTATAATTATGGGCACTGTCTTTTAGAGATTGATAAGATACTGCATTATGTTGATGGTTGTGTAAGAGAATATGGAAAACCTTGTGATGTAGATATAGATGGTGTGTTTAAATCTTTGTTAGAAGATGGAACATTATATGTACCGCCAAGAGATACGTTGTGGGATTTTATAAAAGCATTTTTACAAGATAAACCTAAATTAGCTTATGAATTATATCAAGATTTGAAAGAGTTAAAAGTTCCTACATTCTCTATACTTTCAAACTTGTATAACAATACTAGACAAGTATTACAAGTACAGATATGCACAAGTAACGATATAGCTAAGACTACAGGACTTAATCAGTGGCAGATAAGAAATGCTAAAGAGTGTGTTAACAGATTTACACCAGGAGATTTAACATATCTTATGAGACTGATTCAAAAAGTAGAAGTCAGCATAAAGCAGGGTAATATAGATGAGTCTATTGCGATAGATTATGTATTTACTAACTTTTATTCGTACTAAAGAAGAAGTCATTATAGTTCGTTGACAGATGTAGTATATCGTAGTATAATGTTACTATAGATTTATTTCTTTAGTTGCTATGCGTGTAGTGTACATTCAAGAAGGCAATAATCTTGGAGAATAGGTGCAATTCCTATCATAGCAAATGTAGGGGTATAGCCAAACGGTCAAGGCATGTGATTTTGGCTCACAGATGTGCAGGTTCGAGTCCTGCTACCCTTGTTAAGGAGAATAAAATGAAACAACTATATGACAGATGCTTGCGGTGTAATCGTAAGTTAAAGAAGGAAGAATATAGAAGAATCGGGTATGGAAAGACCTGCTTAGAGAAAACTAAGAAATCAAGAGTAATAGATTTATTAGAGGCGGAGAATGAAAAGAGGAAAGAAACTAACTAGAGAGCAGAAAGCAATAGTAGCCGGAAATGGATTAGACCCTAAAGAATATCAATATGCTTATGATGTAAATGCAGACTATATAAAAGTAGTTAACATAATATCCGGCATAGAGAAGATGGTGAATGTTCACAAGAAGAAAAAGAGAGTGTAAAATGAACAAATATTTTGCTACACAAAAGAAGATACATTGTCAAGATACAGGTGAAATCTGTATAGGATATAATGAATATTTAAACAGTAAACATTGGGCATTATTAAGACAGCAATATATTCCTAAAGATATGAAATGTAGTATGTGTCATAATAAATGTGACAGTTTACAATTACACCACTTAACTTATATGCACATTGGAAACGAGAAAGCAGATGATTTACTTCCATTATGTGAAAATTGTCATAAGCTGATACACAAAGTGCCAAAAGAAAATATAAAAAGTGAGTTATATGTTAATACTAAAAAATCACGAAGAAAGAAGAAACGACCTGTAAGAAAATGTAGTAATTGTAAAAGCTTTATTTATATAAAGATAAAAGGAAAAGAGCCTACATACGAGCCATATTGTAGATATAGTGCCAAGTTTAATCCGAAACAAGTGTGTGAGCATTTTAGACCTAAAAAATAAATGACATTGTTTTAGTTTACATAATATGTTAAACTAATAGAAAGGAGATAGTGTATGGATAACGAAACCTTAGCAACCGAGATGATACGTGAAATAAGAGCGACTAGCAAAAGATGGTTCATAGCTTTTATAGTAACATTGTGTTTGTGGTTTGCTACAATAGCAGGATTCATTCTGTATGAATACTATACAATACCTATCGAAGAGGTCACAGTCGAGAATGATGATGGAAATGCAAACTACATTGGTAATGATATGAATGGAGATTTGTATAATGGCGAAAGTACGGAAGACTAAAAGAGGTCGTAAGAAAAGCAGGAGAAAGTAAATGGCTAGTAATATCAAAACAATCAAAAAGTTACAGCTTGCTATTAACATGAATTGTCCGTTTAGAATACTCTATACGACAAATCAATTCTATTCTGTGGATAAACAGATGCCTGTAACTAAGTATTGTTTAAGAAAAGCCGAACTAGATTATGATGCTCATAGAAGCAGTAGTGAGGAGATTTTTAGTACCTATTCTCAGTTACAGATTATTCTGTATCTAAGAGATTTATGGTACACATGGTTGGGTAAGGAATTGCCAACTGATAATAAACTGTGGGAGAATATAAAGAAGCGAGACAACATAAATTATAAGGATGTGATTAAATGAATGACAATGAGATTATGCGTCTATCTAAGGATATAGTATCTAAGTATGAATTAGGCAAAACACCTAAGATTAACAGATACAAGACAGACGCTAAGCCAATCACACAGACAGAAACATATAAAAAGCAGTATGTAACACATACCAGACACCCACTGACTTTTAGAGAAGCACGATTCATAGATACTTATATGGTTAACTATGATGGTCCAGAAGCAGTTGAGAAAGCAGGCTTTAAAGTCAAAGATAAAGGTAAGAAAGCTAGAGAGCTATTAAAGAAAGATTATATAGCAGATGAGATAGCATATAGAACGGAGTTATATGCTAGTGAATGTATAGCAGATAGACAGGAAGTACTTGAATACTTTACAGCAGTAATGCGTGGCGAAGTTAAAGACCAGTTTGACTTAGATGCTCCGTTAAGTGAACGTACTGCCGCCGCTAGAGAGTTAAAGAAAGTATTGATAGATGATGTAGAGCGTGGAAAGCAAGTACAGGCTCAACAAGTAGTAGTTAATATAGATATGAATAGAACAGAAGATACAGAAGACAACCAGACAGTATCTATAGAACAAATATCCGACTGATTCATGCCGCCGTGATGTTTTTCCTTCTTATAAAGGGATAGCACTTACATTTATATATGTGGGTGCTATCTTCTTTTTATGCTTAAAAATATTTCTACTGTAGGTCGAAGTCATTATAGTTCGTTGCACAGATGCGCAAGCGCACGTATATATAAAAGAGGACTTAATTATAATAAATTAACATATGCACAAATATTCATATGATACTGTTGGTAGAAAAATCTGGATAAAAAGCATGGATAAACTGATTTTTTGCATATGTGAAAACGTGCAAAAAGCTAGTATTTTAGCGTGTTTACAAGCGTTTTAACGTGTCTTTTTTGCACGTTTTCTACTATTATATAGCAAATCATAAAAACAGCTTTAAAACGCTTTAAAACGTGTTGGATAAATCAATGACAGAATATTGATATAAGATGACAGATATTTGATATTTACAAACTTTTTTATCCACACTATACTTTACTTAAAGAATATATCACGACATTGATAGGTTGTAGGATACAACTTCGATACAGAAGGACTTCCAAAGGAAGCCAACTACTACAGTTTATTAAAATAAAAGTGATAAGGAAAGGAGAATATTATGAAACTATTAACAGAGAGAACAGAAATTGCCACGGCTATGAACTTTGGAAAGTATCCAGTATTAACACTTAATATGGAAGACCATGATGGATTTGAAGATACTACATATTGTATAGGATGTAATGTGCGTGTAGCTTTTGATACTAAGAATCATGGACAGCTACATACAGAAGGACATATCTATCTTGAAGGTGGAAAGGTGTGCATTTCTAATAATGCAGTATGCATACATAGCGACTTTGGATATAGTGATGTGATGGAAATGGCTAAGTGGGCAAATACACCAATGCTTCACGCTGGACAGGAAGTAGTTGTAGTATTCGATTGGCCAACTGAGAGAGGTTGTGTAGTTAGAATGATGAAAGTTGGAGAAAGAATTGACCCACATTGTATGACAGTTACTACTTTGGAAGATATTGACTGATGACAGAAAATTGATATAAAAGACAGAAATTGCTTATATACAACAATATTTTACCACTATATACTTTAAGTATAAAGAAAAGCACAGAACAAGTGTAAAGAAAGGAGATTAAGGATATGAGAACAAACATGAACTATACAAATGAGATACTTGGAGGTTATCTTATGGATAACAATGAAGTAAATGAGGAGTATCTTGCAGAGGAGATTATAGACTATGGAGATGGAAAGGAGCATCTATATAATGACTGCTTCAATACTAGGAGAAAGACTAGAAATGTAGCAATTAACTGGATGATGGATTTCATCAATGACAAGCTACAGGATTGGGGCTATCGTGGATACTACGCTACAAATAAGCAGGTAATGAAGTTCGATAAGGAACATGGAAATAGCTTAGAGCGTATGCTGGATATTGTTGAAGCACATATTAAGGAAGAAAGAGAGGAGGCATAGCATTATGACAAAGGCAGAAAAGCAGAAGTATTTGGAAAAGAAATATATTGGGTATTATTCAGGATGGTCAGGAATCGAGATAAAGGATATTCAGTATGGAATAGATGATTATATCATCTTTGTAGCTGGAGCTTGGTACGGTAAGAAGTCTGTACATAAGAGCAAAGTATATTATACAGTTGGAATGAAGCCACCTTATGGAGACAGTAGAGCGTATTTTAGATATAATGGAAATCGTATATATCTGGATGAATGTATTAGAGCAGGAATATAAGGGGGTGATAACGTGGTAGAATATCTTACTCCAGAGATGCTGACTGCACTCATTGGAATAACTATACAAGAACGTAGTGATATGGAAGAATATAAGAAAAGAGGAAAAGGTCGTGTCATTCCGGAAATAAACAAACGTGGATACATCACTATGAATTATGCAGAATGGCTATGTAAGTATCTAAGACGTAAAATGAAAAATGGAGGACTGCTTAATCTACGAGCTACAATAAATGCTTTGGAAAACACTGATTGGGCATATCACAGTTACAATCACTTGGCATATGCAACTAATGAGGATTTGAGTCGTATGCTTTTAAAGAACAAGTTTAAATATATGGACCCGGAAAATGCAAAGACTAGACTGGAAATGCTAGATGAGCAGGCAGAGTATTTAAGTAGAGCTACAACATGGTTAATAGGAGAATTAGAAGGAATATTAGAAGGAGATAAATAATATGGCATATGGATTTAAGACGTTAGAAAATAAATATGGAATAACAGTAGTTGATGAGGGTGAGTTTTATCACCCTCTCAAGAAATATTGGATAAAGACGTATAAGATTATATCAGCGGACGGATGTGTTTGGGAGAGAGGCTTACATGGTAGAGATGCTGTAAAAAGGGAAATATTAGCATGGGCAGACCATCTGTTAGCAATTAAAAATGGAACAGCTAAAGTACATAATATATCCGAAGCATATGCAGAGATATTAGGAAAAGATTATATTAAGGAGGATTAGAACTATGACAGCATATGGAAGAGAGTTAGACCGGGCAGTAAATATTCAGTTAATGATAGATAGAATTAAGCAAGAAGCAGAGGACATGGAACAACTTGCAACTATGATAGGAGCGGAAGTACTAGCTCTGGCAGATTTATATATGGATAAGTATTATGAGATAACAATGTATCCTAAAGTGTTAGAGTTTCCGAATAAGGATTATGTAGCAGTGGGACAGATTGCAGTAACGGAAGAGGATTTTGATAATGATAATTATAAGTATATCATTCCATATTCAACTATAGAGGATGGGGAATATGCAGTACATTATAAAGTTATGTAAACAACAGATATTTGATATAAAAGACAGTATGTTATGATTTACATACTGTCTTTTCCACTATATAATATAATTAAGATAAACAATATGTAACGACATATTAAGAAAGGAGAACTAATATGAGAGGACATTATGAAACAACAAATAAGTGGGAAGTTTATGAAGCAGGATTAGTTGAGACTGAGGACAGCTATCGAGTAAAAGTTGCTGAGAAGGAAATAGAAGTAGGAGATTTGATTACTACAATTCGTATTCCTGAAGAGCTAGAAGGAAAAGAGTTTGATGAGTATGTTATGGAACGTCTTATTGACAATACGTATATGCTTGTGGATGAAGCTCGTGGACATATCTATGTAGAGGGAGAAGACGGAGTAGTTATTGTTAGGGAAATAGAGACTGACAATCCAATATATGTTTTATTCCGACAGATAACATATAAAAAGCTAGATAAACAGACTGAGTTGAACCATAAGGTATATAATGCTTTAGGAGATATAGCATTTAAGACTGGATGCACTAAAGAGGAACTGGATACAGCCATTGCAAGTTTTAATAGAAAGTTTTATGAGGAGGTATAATATTATGAAATATACGGAAGAATATAAAGCAATAAAAGATGGAAAGGATGTCACTGCGTTTGTAGAAAAGTATGGACTGATAGCTTTTCTTGATGAGTTTATGGAAGATGTAGAAGGCAGAAAAAAGCGTTATGAACAATGGAGAAAAGAAAATAAATGTTGCGAAAACTGCAAATGGAGAGATGATGACGGTGTATGTGAGTATTGGGGAGATATAGTAGACACTGATTCTGTAGATGATGGCAAAGGAATATGTTCTGCTTGGAAATAAGCTGTTGTATAAATTGCACAAAAGCACTGGAAAATGAAAAATCTGGTGCTTTTGTGCATTTTTACTATATGACAGAAAATTGATACAATTCGCAGAAATTCGCTATATACAAGTACAAATGTCCACTGTATAATATAATTAGAAATAAAGAATAGATAACGATATAAGTTATCACAGAAAGGAGAAGTAGTTATGAAGTACATAATGCTTGGAGAGTTTTCAATAATAAAAAATTATCAGGATGATATGGAAGTTAAAGTGTTGGCAGAAGTTGAAGCTGACAATGCAAAAGAAGCTAGGAAAATAGCTATGGAATTGGATGCTGTGAAAGAAGCAAGAAAGCAGGATAATCTTGAAGGACTTTATATTGAGTTAGCAGATTATAAGGAAGTGTAAGAAAGGAGAATTAGTTATGACTTTTAGAGATTGGTTAAATAAAACATTTTATGAGGATTTTGATGCAAGCGGACTTACTGATGAGGAATATTATGAACTGGAAGATTTATATTATGCAGAGATGGAAAAGGAGAACAGCTATGACGAATAAGGAAATTATTGCAAATGAGCAGGAAAGATTAGTGGCTGAAGGAGTATTGAAATATACAGGAAGAGTTTTACAGCTAGAAATGGATGATGGTGAGATTCTTGAGATTAAAGAGATTCAGCCTATTCATACATACAATGCTTGGAAGTCTTTAGGCTACCAGGTAAAGAAAGGAGAAAAATGTGTGGCAAAGTTTCCTATTTGGAAGTATTCAACTAAGAAACGTAAGAATGAGGATACTGGAGAAAATGAAGAGGTTGTTGACGCACTGCATGGACACTGCTTTATGAAGGTATCTGCCTTCTTTACAAATGAGCAGGTAGAAAAGATAGAGGAGGCTGAGTAGATGGCAAACATAGGATGGTTCATAATAGCATTTATAATATATCTAATAAAGCGTGAGAATGGATTTAATATCATGTTAGAAAAATGTAGAAAGGAGATATAGATTATGTATTTAGATGAGAAGGAAAAATGGTATAAAAGAATGATGGATGAAAGAGAAGAGCAGGACGGGGTTCTTCATCTTGAATATGAAATAAGTAATGGAAATAGATGCAATATCTATAATACAAATGGACAAGCAATTCTTATGGGATTAACTTTAGAGCAAGCATATTGGGTAGTAATGGGAATCGAAAACTTTTGGTCAAAGATAGAAAGGAGATAATACTATGAGTTATGAAAGGAAAACATATGATGTCTATGAGATAATCACAGACTATGGATATGGAGAAGAAGTTGAAGCAACCTACGCAAGTGCGGCGGAGATGAGAGCAGACTATAAGATATATTTGGAAGAAAGAAGAAAAGGGTATTTGCCAAATCTAATATCTATTAGGGCAAGAAAACGTAGAGTAAGAAAGGAGATAGCATAATGGAGATTATTGTATTAAAAGATGGAACAAAGATTCCAGGAACACTGATTCATCAGTATGGCGCATATGAAGGCGGGATGAGATATATATTTAAGACAACTATTGGAGAAATAAGATGTATTAAAAAAGATGGTAAGTATATAGAGTATGTAGCATAAAAAGAAAGGAGAATTAAGATTATGGAATTATCAGTAGCAAAATTAAATCGAGCATTGGAGTATTTTATAATCGGGGAGAATTATAAATATAGTCCATCACAGTTTATGTTTGATTATAAATCAGACAAGGATTATGCCTATATTATTATAGATACTCACTATATAATCCGGGCCCCTAAAAAAGATTTGGAGTTAAATAAAGTATTAGAAGCAGATACACTATATCCTGCAATAAAAAGGGATATAAATATAGAGCGTATGATAACATCAATAATGGAAGATAAAACTCACGTAGATTTTAAGTATAATGGACTAAAAGAAGTGGGTGCAGATAATAAGGAGTTAGTAGAGTTTATTTCAGGTGATAATAAGAAATATATAAATCCTAAGTTCTTTAAACAATATTATAACCATAATATAATAGCAAATAAAATACCAGATAATATAACATTCTCAGGTATGGCTTCATATAGACAGCCACTAATTATGTGGGAGAATGATGAAGCAATAGCAGTATTTATGCCAATAGATATAGCTCAATAAAAAAAAATCGGCGGGATAATAAAGATAAGCAATAAGTAGGATAGATAGTTAGTATATATAAAAACTAATATATCTATCCTATTACAATATACTGATATAATAAATAAAGTAAATAATAACAATTCACCATTAAGTATATAAAGTATATATAATATAGATAAATATTGCTTATATGGAATTTACACACTAGGAAACAGGAAATTCCCGTACAGACAGCAAGCGAAATATGAATGTTCCACGTGAAACATTTCAAGCTAAATATTGTTAGCAGGATGTTCCACGTGAAACATTTTCTTCTATTATATATAGGTATTTTTATATAGTGAAAATAAATATGGTAAAGGACGAAGTCATTAAAGTTCGTTGCGTGTGCGTGTAATATAAAAGGAGCGGGACTCTACCCCGCTCCCATTACATATGTGATGCTGTACATATGTATGTCTATGCATATATAGCAAGTTTACATAATATCCCGGGCAGTCGCCCAGGGGTTGGAGTTTCCATAATGTGTTCATACTTTTCTCCTTTCTCATGTTCGTGAACATGCATATATTTCTACTATATATTATAACTTGGAGTTTACATAATTGATATATTAAAAAACTGTCATTTATATAAAGATTCTGTCATTTGAAAAGTTCACAGATATTCGATATAAATGACAGAATTATTGTATACTTATATAATTTTCCTTGATATAATAAAGTCAGAAAATAAATAAAAAAGTTTACAGCGCACAGCGCGGAAAGGAGTCTATTATGACAAATAATATTTTTACAAAGGAAGTTTTAGCAAGATGCGAAGCAAATACAGTTAAGCTCACAACAGCACAGAAACTTGAATTACATCATGATTTAGTGCTTGACGTTTTAGCACAGTATGACAACATTACTTATAAAGATGAGTATCAGCTTAATCCGAACACTAAAAAACATAAGTTCACAGTACAGGCGGAAGATTCAAATGCAAATATATTTGAAGTGTTCTATACTTCAAAAGATAAGTATCATGTATGCACTAGAATAAATCTTAGCAAATACAGCGAAGATGCACAGTATCACGAAAAATGGGATATGTTCTGGGATTTATATGTAGATACTAGCGACAGACTTTCAAAAGTACTAGATTTCATTTTTGAAGCGAACAACGCACAGCTAGAGGCATAAGTTTACATAATCAGCCCCCACTCGGGAAAAACGAGTGGGGGGATTTTTATGTCTGGCTCCCTGTCGTTCTCAAAAAATACTGAGTAAAAACTTCAATGTATTGGGGCTCGATTTTCTACACAATTAAGGGTCTTGTATTGTCTCGCAAAAAATACTGAGCAGTTCTATGATTGTATTGTCGCAAGAACTTCCATGATGCATCTGTATCATGGTCTTTTTTGCTTGTGAAAGTTTACATAACGTGATATATTGTTTTCATAGGGAGAATAAGAAGATATGATAAATATAAAGATGCAAGATTTAATAATACCTGCTTATGATGAAGTATTTAAAGATATTATGAATCATGGTCATACTCATTACTGTCTTAAAGGGGGTAGAGGTTCTACTAAGAGTTCATTTATCGGAGGTATTTCTATTCCGTTAGTTATTATGAATAACCCACTTGTTAATGCAGTGTGCTTTCGTAAAGTAGGCAATACTGTGCAGAATAGTATATATTCTCAGGTTACATGGGGAATATATCAAATGGGTTTGCAGGACTTGTTTCATATACCTAAGACTTACTCTAACCCTATTGTGTATAAGCCAACCGGGCAGAAGATATTCTTCATGGGTATGGATGACCCTAATAAAGTAAAGTCTATCAAGGTTGAGAAGGGATATATAGGAATTACTTGGTGGGAAGAGCTAGACCAGTTTGCTGGCGAAGCGGAATTGCGTAAAGTATTGCAGTCTACCATGAGAGGTGGAGAGTTATTTTGGGACTTTCGTACTTTCAATCCACCTATTTCTATTGATAATTGGGCTAATGAGTATGCAGAAGAAAGTCTTGACAGAGAAAATACTCTTGTAGTGTCAAACACTTATTTGGATGTGCCTAAGTCGTGGCTAGGTCAGCCGTTCATAGAGGAAGCTGAGGACCTCAAACGCATTAACGAGAAAGCATATCAGCATGAGTATTTAGGTATGCCGGTTGGAACTGGTGGTGGAGTATTTCCTAATGCTTGCGACCTCGATATGCGTCAGCAAGTACCTGTATATGACTTTGACGGAAATATACTTGAGTATACAGAGATGTGGAAGACTTTCGATAAGATTTATAACGGCATAGATTGGGGCTTTGCTAAGGACCCATTTAGATTTGTGCGTATGCATTATGACCCTAAGAAGCTGGATTTATATATCTTTAGAGAATACAGCACTGTGCAGACACGAAACCAGGTAGTTTTTGATACTCTGTATAATGAAAAGAAGATGATAGATAGAGCAGAGTTAGTTACTGCTGATAGCGCAGAGATGAAATCAGTAGCGGACTTTAAAGCATATGGAGCATATATACGAGGAGCAGTCAAAGGACCAGATTCTGTTAGATATGGTATAAAGTGGTTACAAGGTCTTAATCATATCTATATAGACAGACGAATGTGCCCTAAGACTTACAAAGAGTTTACTCACTATGAGTATCTCCAAGACAGAGAAGGTAACTGGATTAGTGATTATCCAGATGAAAATAACCACAGCATAGACGCTACAAGGTACGCATTGGAAAGATATTGCAATAGACGAGGTAATTAAGATATGGCAAATAAAGCAACTGGAATCAAATCACGACGCAACAAGTCGTGGAAAGGACAAGACACATCAGGTGTCTACGGTGCGAATAAGCGAGGTAGCAGTAATCGAGGTAAGAATTATAATACCGGCGATAATACTCTAAAGAAAACAAAGGGTATTGATGATTTGCAGGGCGAGACTAAAGAGAAGCGTGGACGCACTAAAAGTAATGCACCTAGAGGTAAGAAGAAAGGTACAGGAAAGGGACATAACTAATGCCGCAGTTATTAAATACATCTGTAAGAGAATATATTGGTGTTGGTGAATATGACATACCAGCTATTCAGCCCGTATATGAGATGCCTAAGATAAATGATTGGTTAGAGTTTGAGAAAGCAAAGCGAGCCAGACATAAATCTAAAGCATCCGGAGTGCATTTCTTTGAGTATGATTTTAAGTTTGAGTGTGTATGGAATTTTCCAGATAGATATGTTGATGTATTGTCACAATATGGGGCTGTCATAACACCCGATTTTTCTTATTATATAGATTTTCCAAAAGCGTTAAGAGTCTTTAATAAATATCGTATGCATTGGATTACAGCATATTGGCAGGAGCGGGGCATTACAGTGATACCACTCATACGATACGGTTTGGAAGAAGATTGGGATTGGTGTTTCGACGGATACCCTATAGACAGTATTGTAGCAGTATCAGCAGTAGGTGGTGGAAAATCAGCAGAACACATAGAAGCCGGTATGCGTGGATATGAAGAGATGCTGAAACGACTCCAACCAAGAGAGATACTTGTATATACTAATACATTTGATTATCTACCGGGTAATGTAACATACATAAAGTATGATATAGATAAGCACATAAAAGGTATTGACGATACAAATAAGGAGGAAGATGATGATTAGTTTTTCTCAAATCTTAGAAAAATTAAAGGAGGTATTTGCTAAGATGATAGGCACCAAATCAATAGAAAACGTACTACATGTAGCACCTGTTATGTCGAGCGCAATGCAGAATCAAATACAGCTATGGGAAGCTATGTACACAGGACATTCTCCGTGGTTAAAGTCAGCAACCTTTGATGACCCTAGTGTTATAGTTGGGCTTGGACTTCCACAGCAGATAGCAAACGAGAAAGCACGTACAGCACTGCTTGAGTTTAAGAGTGAAGTAACTACTCCAATGAAGGAAGTTGAGACACCTAGAGAGAACGCAGGCGAGAACATTTTAGAGCGTTTTAAACAGGATAATCAAGCAGATACGACAAATAATACAACTAACGCTACAGAAAGCAAAGAAAACGCTTCTAGCAATGCTACAGACGCTAATACAAATCAGTTTAGCAGATATAATACATCACAGTTTCATCCACAAGCTACAGTTAAAGAATTAGTGCCAAAAGGTCCAACACAAAGGGCTGAGTATCTTAACAAGACATATCAAAAGAAGGTACTTAGAAAACTAAGAACACAAATGGAATGTGGTATCGCATTAGGTGGACTTGTAATAAAGCCATATGTAATAATGAATGATACAGACGATAACGACACTAATGAAAATGCACTGACACTAAACACTAAGTTAGATAAAGCTGATATGGAGTTTGACTTTGTATATGCCAATAACTTTTATCCATTAGCATTTAATGGTAGCGGAGATATTACAGAAGCGGCATTTATTGAGCGTAAAGTTGATAAAGATATAACATACAGTAGATTAGAGCATCATAAGTACGCTAATCACAAAGTTACTATAACAAATATGGCTTTTAAATCTACAGCAAAGACACAGAACAGCAACAATGATTTAGGACAGCAGATACCGCTTAAATCAGTACCTGAGTGGCAGAATATAGAAGAAACTACTATTATAAAGAATGTAGACAGACTTTTGTTTGCATATTTCAAAATGCCAGAAGCTAATACAGTAGATATTCATAGTCCACTAGGTGTTAGTGGTTTTGATAAAGCTATTCACCTTATCGAAGAAGCCGACAAGCAATTCAGCAGACTTCTTTGGGAGTACGAAGGTGGTGAACTAGCTATTGATATAGACAGAGATGCTTTACGTGATACTGAGGTTAGAAATGATAAGGGTGAACTTATCATTACGTCTAAGATGGGACATTTACAGCAGAGACTTTATAGACCAGTAGATATTGGAGCAGACGGAGATACATATAATCAATATGCACCAGTTCTACGTGATGCGAGCTATATTAGTGGACTTAATACTATACTGATGCATATAGAAGATGTAACAGGACTTTCACGAGGAACACTTTCTCAGGTAGATACAGCAGAAGCAAGAACAGCTACCGAGCTTAGAATATTGAAGCAGAGAAGTTACCAGACAAATGCTGAGATTCAAAAAGCTATGCAGATATGTCTTGAAGACCTAGTATATGTAATGAATGTACTTTGTGAGTTATATGACATCACACCTGCCGGGGAGTATGAAGTATCTTTCGAGTGGGATGACAGTATCTTAGTTGACGTAGAAGAAGAACTTGGAAAGAGAATGACGCTTCTACAGAATGGTCTTATGAGTAAGAAAGAACTACGTATGTGGTACATGGGCGAGACTGAGAGACAAGCTAGAGAAGCACTGTTAGAAGTACAGGAAGAGAATAGAGTAGCAGTTGAAGATAATATAATGACGCAGATGGATATGGGACAACTCGGATTAGATGATACACTTCAAAGAAGTCCTGATAGTTTTAAGCAGGGAATGAACAATGCTCAATGATGTAGATATTGACAACTTAATACAGCCCTTTATTGATAGACAGATACAGTTAGAAAGCTATGTCATTAACACTATTGCAACACGAGTAAAAGAAGTTGGTACATTGTCTAAGACAGACGTGTACCGACTTCAACAATTACTTAAAATAGGTAGTGATGTTAGAAGTATCAATAAACAGATAGCTACAGTGTTAAATATCCAAGAGACACAAGTTAAGAAAATGATAAAGGACGTAGCAGTAGATACTTATAAAGGAGCACGTCCGTTCTATGATTATAGACGAACTGCACAAGTACCTTATGAAACTAATAAACGACTACAGCAAAGTGTTAATGCTATAGGAAAACAGACCGCAGATACGTTTAAGAATCTGTCTAACTCTAAAGCAACTGGATTTTATATTCGTGATGCCAAGAATCGAACTACATTAAAGTTTCAGTCTGTAACTGACACCTATCAAAGCGTTATAGATGAGGCAGTTCAATCTGTACAGACCGGAGTTTTGGATTTTGATAGTGCTATGAGAAGAACACTAAAGCAGTTAAACGACAGTGGGCTACGTAGAGTTTATTGGGATAGCGGACATACAAGACGCTTAGATAGCACAGTTCGTATGAATATATTAGGTGGAGTACGTCAAATCAATCAAAAGGTGCAACAGCAGATAGCAGATGAAATAAACGCAGATGGAATAGAATTATCAGCACATAGTTTTTCAGCACCTGACCATGAGCCAATACAAGGACATATATTCACGCTAGAAAACTTTGATAAGCTCCAAAATGAAAGAGCTTTTGAAGATACATATGGTCATAAGTTTAGTGCGATAAGACGTCCTATAGGTGAGTGGAACTGTAAGCATTTAACTCAGGCTGTTGTTATAGATGCACATACACCTATATGGAGTTTAGCTGAATTAGAAGAACTGAAAAAAGCTAATCATGACGGTTATACTACTAAAGACGGAAAGCATTTAACTATGTATGAATGTACTCAAGTACAGCGTAGCTATGAGACATCTATTCGATATGCTAAAGAGGGATATATAATGGCTAAAAATGCGGGTAATGAAAAGCTCATGGACGAGTATGAAGCAAAGATTAGCCAGCTCAATAATGAGTATAGACAGTTCAGTAAAGACTGTGGTTTATCTATGCAGAAGAAACGTGCTTCTGTCAGTGGTTTTTATAAATAGCATGGATAAAAAATAGTTTACATAATAATTATTATGTCGTATAATATTTATGTAAAAGATTGTTGTTTTGACAATTCTTTTTATTCTCCAATAACTACGTGATGGTTGTAGGGGGCACTCCTCTCCTATTACGTAGTTTGAGAGCTAATGTCGAGCATAAAGACGTTAAAACAAATGCCATTCAGTCCACACTGTAATGGACGATTAAATAAAACAGATATAAATGAATGAGGAGGACGCACAATGACAATTAAAGAGATTTTTGAGAAGTCTACAGAACCGCTTACTTATGAGAGTTTTGAAAAGCTGATGAAAGAAAGCGGAGCAAAGTTTGCAGATTTATCTGAGGGTAACTATGTTAGCAAAGATAAGTTTGACAACGAAGTAGCCGGTAAGGAGGGTCAAATCAATCAGCTTAATGATACACTCAAAGCTAGAGATAAGGATTTGAAAGACTTGAAAGCACAGCTTAAGGAAGCTGGCACTGATGCAGATAAACTAACTGAGCTAGAGACACAGTTGGGTAATCTACAAACACAGTATAAGCAGGATACAGATAACTATAAAGCACAGTTATCAAAACAGGCTTATGAGTTTGCAGTAAAAGAGTTTGCAAGCGGAAAGAAGTTTTCAAGTAATGCGGCTAAACGAGATTTTATCAACTCTATGCTTGCCAAAGAATTGAAGATGGAAGGCGATAAGATTTTAGGAGCAGAGGATTTTGTTACAACTTATTCGGCAGATAATGCAGATGCATTTGTAGTTGAACAAGTAGAGAAGAAAGAACCAGAAGCACCAAAGCCACAATTCTCTAATTCAGTGAGTCCGGATACAAACAATCAACCGACAAACGATAATCCGTTCGGATTCCATTTTAATGCTATCCGACAAAATCCAAATCAAAATAAGTAAAGGAGATTAAAATTATGCCAACAAGTTATGTAGCACCAGCAAATAATGGTACAGCGGGAACTTATGATGGTTCAACAGCTATGGGTTCACTCAACTATGCTGACGATTATCAAAGAGCACTTGAGCAGAACTTCCCTTATGTTCTTAATTATGGAGCACTTTATTCAACTCCAAATAACGGAAGATTTAAGTGGATTAACTCTAAGACAATCGAGATTCCATCAATCAGTACAACAGGACGTGTAGATGCAGATAGAGACACTATTGCATTTGCACAGAGAAACTTTAGTAACAAGTGGGTTCCAAAGACACTTGAGAATCAGAGAAAGTGGTCTACACTTGTTCATCCTAGAGATATTGATGAGACAAATATGGTAGCAACTATCGGAAACATTACTCAGGTATTTAATGATGAGCATAAGTTCCCAGAGATGGATGCTTACTGCATTTCAAAGATTTATGCAGATTGGACATCTATGAAGAATCCTGATACAGGAGAAACACATGTAGCAGACACAACAGTTCTTACTACAGCAAACATCCTTTCAGTATTCGATTCACTGATGCTCAATATGGATAATGGTAGAGTTCCTGCAAACGGACGTATTCTCTATGCTCCATTTGAGATTCTTACTATTCTTAAAGAAGCTGAGAAGATTTCACGTTCTATGGATATTACAAGCGGTCCTAACGCTATTGATAGACGTGTTAATAGACTTGACCAGGTACAGGTTATCGGTGTTCCTTCAACACTTATGAAGACTCTTTATGAGTTCACAACAGATTATGCGATAGCTGATGATGCACAGCAGATTAGCATGTTCCTTGTTCATCCACTCGCAGTTATCACACCTGTTAGCTACTCATTCAGTAAGCTTGATGCTCCATCAGCTATGTCTGAAGGTAAGTGGGTTTACTATGAAGAGTCATTCGAGGATGTATTCGTACTTGAGAATAAGTCAAATGCTATTCAGTTCAATGTATCAAATAGTGGTGGAACTGGTACAGGTACAAACTAAAGAGGAGTTTTATTATGACAGTTGTTCGTAAGGCAAATAGAATAATAAGAGTTACCGATAATGAGTTACCTAGATATTTAGCTAACGGATATGTACAGGTAGACGTGGAGCGTAAAGCTCCACGCACACCTGATGCAGAGCCTAAGTTAGAATCAAAGGAAACTGAATCTCAAATCTTTGAGTCAGCTTTTAAAGAAGAAGCTACCTCAAAGCCAAGAACAAGACGTAATAAAAAGTAATTGAAAGGTGGTGGAGTCAATGTACCTAACTTATGCTGATTATCAAAATATGGGTGGGACGTTAGATGAAACCACTTTTAATACTTTTGAGTATGAAGCAGAGACTATAGTAAACTGGTATACATTTAATCGACTCAAAGACGAGACTGAATATCCAGAAGAGTTAGCTAGATGTATGTTTAGACTTATCTACTTAGCTAAATTAGAAGCTGACGCATTATTACTTGGTAAACAAGTAACAGTTACTAGAGATGCAGAGGGAGAAGTTATAAATACAGCAGAAACTAGCGCAAATATAAAGTCACAGTCTAATGATGGTGTATCAGTTAGCTATAACTCAGTTGATGCTAGTGACATCTTTGGAGCGTTATCGAAGAACAGTAAAGATAATCCGCTTATGAATACAGTATTTAGATACTTACAAGGTGTAAGAAATAGTAAAGGCTACAGACTCACATATAGAGGTTTATATCCAGATGAATAATATATATGGTTATATCTATTTGACAACTAACCTAAGAAATGCTAAAAAGTATATAGGACAACATAAAGGTAGTAAGCTAGATGCAAACTATTTTGGCAGTGGTACTTTAATAGCAAAAGCACTACACAAATATGGTAAAACAAATTTTAAGTGCGAGATAATAGATATAGCGTATTCAAAGGAAGAACTTGACACTAAGGAGATTTATTGGATAGGTTATTATGACGCTGTGCAATCAACAGATTATTATAATCTTGCAAAAGGCGGAACAATAACGGGCAGAGAAGTTGGACATTCAGTAAGCGAAGAAACTAGAGAGAAAATTCGTAAAGCAAACATAGGTAAAAAAGCTTCAAAAGAAACAAGAGCAAAGTTAAGCAGAATACAAAAAGGTAAAAAGTGTGGTGATAAAAATCCTGCAAAGCGTCCTGATGTAAGAGAAAAGCTTAAACTTGCTAATAAAGGAAGTAATAATCCTGCTTACGGAAAACATTGGTTTACTAACGGTGTAGATACTGTATATGCGTATGAGTGTCCAGATGGGTATGTTCCCGGAAGAGGTACACATAAATCTAATAAATCTAAAATTGTGGGTAGACATTGGTATAACAACGGTGTAATGGAAATTATGGCGTATGAATGCCCCGAAGGATATAGTGAAGGGAGATTATACTAATGAATAATTCAAACTTCCCAGCATGGTGGGAAACCACAATAACTGTATATAACAAGTTTACAGACCCGCAGACTAAAGTTGTGCGTTGGTATAAAACTGTAATCACAGGTGCTTTTTGGAAAGATATTCACGAAAAAGTAAAGATAGGACAAACAGTGTTAGAAACTAATAGCATTATTTGTCGTATACGAAAAGATGATAGATTTCTTGAAAAGTATCTATGGGTACAAAAACCTAATGATGAGATGGCAAACTACTTTACATTAGGTAAGGGAGATATTATCATAAGAGGAGAAGTAGAAGATACTATAGACGAGTATCAATCAGGCAGACGTTCTACTGACCTGATAGCAAAATACAAAGAGCTTCAAGGTTGTATGAGTGTAGAAGAATCAACTATAAATGTAGGAGCAGGTAGATGTAATGAACATTATTTAGCAAGAGGTATTTAATGTATGGCATGGATGAGACTACAAGTAGTGAATGAAGATTATATTGACCAAGTTACATCTTGGTTATTATCCCTTGTAGATAGTCCTAAAGTGCGTAGAGGTATGAATGAGATTATTGCTGAATTATGTACTCCGTATGTACCAGTTAAAACGGGAGCATTACGAGACTCAGTTGCAATAGGTCCTAAAGAGATACAATGGCGAACTGATTATGCACGTTATCAGTACTACGGATTTGTATATCGACCAAACTACTTTATAGGATATGACGCTATGGGAGAAGCTATGTTTCGTTCTCCAGCTGGTAAGAAGAAATACCCTACAAGCATACCTCTTACATATCATAGAGGTGGTGGAGCATTTTGGTTTGAAACTATGCTTGCTCAAAAGAGTAGTGAAATGGATTCAAAGCTCACAGCATACTTAGAAGCAGAATGTAAAAGGAGAGGATTATGATAGATAAGAACCAAGCAGTTATAGATTATCTTATAACTTGTGAAGACATACTCAATAGTCCTCTGTACTTCAATCTTATAGATGCTAAAGATAACACTATACAGATACTCACAACAGCAGAAGACAAGGCTTTATCAAAACCATTTATTGACGGTAGTGTACAAAAGAGATACACATTTAATCTTATTACATTTAAGTCAATATCGGATATGGAAATAATTAAATCGTCGGACTATTCAAATGAGAATGTAGATGAACTGCAAGATGTTCAAAAACTTCTCGATTGGGTGATAGCACAAGACGATTTAGGGAACTATCCAGATTTTGGAGAAGAGTGTACTATAGACAGTATAGACACTACTACAGATGTTCCTAGATTTGACGGAATAAATACTGAGATAACACCACCACTTGCTATGTACACAATATCAATAGTTATCGAGTATTTAGATAGAAGTAGAGTAATTTATAATAACGAGTAAAGGAGATAAAAGTTATGGCAATTAAACAGTTTAACTTAGCTGACAGGCAAAGAGCCGCACGTAAACTTCTTATCACTGTTGCAGAGTGGAAGGAAGGAACTAATACTGTTAGAGAGATTCTTGGTACACGTACTGAGGATTCATCTATCGAGTATAATGCAGATATTGAGACTATGACAGATATTCGTGGTATCAATTATACAGATGTCAACAGAACACAGCCACAGCAGACTTTCGACCCATTTCTTATTCTTGGTGGAAGTAAACTTGGTGCATTTCTTAATGACATTAGACGTAGAAACGCAACTACAGAACTTAACAACTTCACTATCTATGTCATTACAGCTTTCATAGGTACTGCGGGAGCTTATGATGCAGAGAAGCATGATGGTTGTACAATAGCTTATACTGCTATTGGTGGAGATTCAAATGTCAATATGCCAATCGACGTTTATTATTCAAATGATGGACTTGATGCAAACGGCAAGAGCACAGGTGCTCCAGTAGTAGGTACTGTTGATAAGCTCAGTGATGATTTCGTATTCACACCAGAGTCAGTAGGCTAATGATTTTTATTTGGGAGGATAAAAAGAATGTCAAAAACAACAATAAATAATATAGACCTTAATATTGGTCTAAAAACTGAATACACTATCAATGGAAATAAAGATTTAGTTATAAAGCTAAACACAAGTGATATGGGTATCATAGCAAGATTAGATGAAACAATACCCAAACTTAACGAACTAGAGTCACAGTATGCAGAACTCTTTGAAGATAATAATGATAACGCAGAAGAAGCATTAGGTGTGTTTACTACCAAGTTTAAAGAACTTGATAAAGAAGCACGAGACATAGTTAACTATCTGTTTGATTATGACATATGTTCAGTATGTGCTAGTGGTGGTACAATGTTTGATTTGCAGGATGGTGAATATAGATTTGCAGTCATACTAGAAACATTGTTAAATCTGTATACCGATACTATTCAGTCAGAGTTAAATAAGCGTTTAGCTAAGATGAAGAAAAGAACTGAGAAGTATGTAAATAAAGACCATAAGAGAAAAGGAAGTAAATAATGTTTGAACTACCAACTACTCTTACAATAGATGATAAAGAGTTTGGTATTCGGGATGATGGAGATTATAGAATGGTGCTAGATTGCTTTGATGCACTCCAGGACCCAGATTTACCAAAGCGAGAAAGACTGATAACCGCCGTAGTGATATTCTACGACGGTTTTTCATTAGATAACGTATTTGAGTATCTTGATACAGAGGATAAAGTTAGTGAAGCTGTAGCGCAGATGTTTGACTTCTTTAACTGCGGTCAAGCTGAGATTGGCAGTAAATCATCACATAAATTAGTTGATTGGCATCAAGACAATCACTTAATAGCAAGCGCAATAAATAATACAGCTAATATGGAAGTACGAAGTGTAGAGTACATGCATTGGTGGACATTTATGGGACACTATATTTCAGTCGGAGAAAGTGTGTTAGCTACAGTAGTTAATATACGAAGTAAAATGGTAGACGGAAAGAAACTAGAAAAACATGAACAAGAGTTCAAACGTAAGAATCCAGGTTACTTTGTTTGGAATAGACAGACAGTCGAACAGCAAGAAGCAGACCAGCTTATTAGACAGATTTGGAATAGTCAGTAGAAAGGAGGTTAAGATATGGCAAACAATATTACATTAAATGTTGGTGTAGATGCAAGTGACGCTAAGTCAGAAATGCAACGATTTGGAGATGTAGCACAGAAAGCTATTCAAGCCTCCGACGCTAAAATACAAAAGATGGGATTAAACTTGCAGAACAGCGTCAATAAGATGGAAAAGCTAAACGGTCAAATGACTGAGTTAGCAAGTAAACGTGTTCCAACTACAGAATATACAGCACTGCAAACTAAGATAAAAGAAGTATCGTCTAGTTTAAAACAAGCTAAAGACAGTCTAAGCGCATTAGAAGCTACTTCACTGCATACAGAACAGTATGACTACATAACACAGAAAATACAAGACATAAATAAAGAGTTACAAGACGCTCGACAAAATCTTGGTAAATCTATTGCAACTTCTGGATATTCTGCTGAAACGGAAGCGTGGACTAACAAAGTTGCTGACCTTGAAGCTAAGTTGATTGAAGCTCAACAGTATCAACAAGAGTTAACAGAAGCTGGTCAAAAGTATGCAAATGCTGATGAGTTTACTCCTAAGATAGAGCAGGTTCAATCATTAGAACAAGAGCTGGCGCAGTTGCGTACTCAAGAAGAAGCTATGAAGGCTGCCGGTACAGATACTATGTCTGGAGCAAACACAGCTAGATATCAAGATTTAGAAAATCAAATGGCATTAGCTCGTCAACAGTCAATATATATGGCTAATAATTTAGACACCGCCGCAAACTCAGCATCTAAGATGAGTTCTAATTTATCTAAAGGTAAGTCTTGGATGCAACGTGTTAAAGAATCATGTTCATCTCTTATAAGTAGTTTAAAGCGTGTCGGCAAGCAGTCTACAGAAACCGGAAAAACACACAATACCTCATTCAAGAAAATGCTTACAACTGTATTAAAATATGGTTTTGGTATTAGAAGTATTTTCTTATTATACAAAAAATTACGTACTGTTATATCTACTGGATTAAGTGAGATGTCTAAGCAATTCAGTGATGTGGCAGATGATGTATACACACTAAAGAATAGTTGGAGTGGATTTAAGGCAAGTTTAGTTAGTGCTTTTCAGCCTATCTTCTCATATGTAGTGCCAGCACTTACTACACTTATCAATTATTTAACTACAGCTATGAATGCCTTAGCTAATTTCTTTGCACTGCTTACCGGACAAAGTTATTATTATAAGGCAAAGAAAGGTAATGAGAGCGTTGCAAAGAGTATAGGAGGAACTGGTTCCGCCGCCGCAGAAGCTAATGAGGAGTTAGCTGAATATGATGACTTGATTGTTATTGAACAAGACAACAGTTCCGGTGGTGGTAGTGGAGGCAGTGGCTCCTCTGATAGTGATGCTTGGAATTGGGAGAAAGTTGATGTAGAAGCCAATTCCTGGGTAGACAAAATAAAAAGCGCATTTAGTAATTGGGATTTCACTGAGTTAGGAGCTGAGTTAAGTGCTAAACTTACAGATGTGCTAAAGAATATACCTTGGGATACGATTTATTCATATGCGTCTAATTTTGGTAAAGGATTAGCAACTTTTCTTAATGGACTTATAACTGAGGATTTATTTAGTGCGTTGGGAACAACTATAGGAAACGCAATAAAAACAGCATTAACATTTTTAAATACGTTCGGAACAACTTTTGATTGGACTAACTTTGGTAGTTCTATAGCATCTGGAATCAACGCTTTCGTACAGACAAACCCACTGTCTTTAGCTGTAGATACATTTAACACATGGGCTAATGGTATATTAGATACTCTTAATACTGCTGTAGAAGGAGTAGGTTGGTCTACAATTGGACAGCATATAGCTGATGGTATAGGTAAAGTTGATGCTTGGAATATTGGATGGAAATTGGGCACACTTGTTGACAATTTAGTTAATGGTGTGTATGACCTAGTATCAATTAAAGATACATGGACAAATCTGGGCACAAAAGTAGCTGACGGCATAAATGGTTTCTTTGAAGGCTTTAGTGGTAAGGACTTAATAGATACTATGAACGCTATAAAAGACGGTCTGTTTGAAGCTATATCTACCGCTATTAGAAAGATAAAATGGGATGAGGTTGGTAAAGATATAACTGACTTCTTAAATGGTGTAGATTTAGGAACAGTGTTATTAACAATAACTTCGGTAGCTTTAGCCGCCGCCACTAAGACATTACTCGCAACAAAGCTTCCAGCATTACTTAAATCTGAATGTAAAGGTATTATTGGCTTTAATGGAAAAGCAGTATCAGTGGGCACAGTAACACTGTCAGTTATAGCGTCATTAGTTATAGGCTGGGAAATAGGAACTAAACTTTATGAGTCACTAACAGGTGAAGAAGTTGAACAGTCTATGTTAGAAGAATGTTGGGATATTCTTGATTTTATAGGTGGTGATAGTGGTACTATACAAAGTAGATTAACTGGTTATGCTAAACAAGTACTTAGTCCGTTAACATTTCCAGTCAGTGTTGGATGGAATCTGTTTGAAGAAACCTCTTTGTATGATACACTAAAGACATATTTGCAGAGCGGTGTTGACGAATTAAAGGCAAACTTAGATAATCTAATAAATAATTCATCTATATCACAAACAGTAAGTTCATTATGGTCAAAGATTAAAAATGTGTTCACGTCATTCTTTAGCGGAAATGGAACATATGGACATGGTTATAATGGCATGCCATCCGAGGTTGCGTCAGCGTATGAGTCTTCTCAAGCTAGTAGCTTTTGGAATGATATGGGTAAAAATATAGTTGATGGTATTGTAGAGGGCATAAAACTGTCACTGCAAACAAATCCATTCACTGCCCCAATAGTAGCTCTTTATGATGCAATTAAAAATGCACTAGCAGATAAGTTTGATTCACACTCACCAGCTAAAGCCATGTACGAAGATGGAGAGAATATACTAAATGGTATTATTCAAGGATTTAAGAATGCCATAACATCTATTCCTACTGCCATTGCTGAGTTTTATAATAACTTTAAAACTAAGGTTAAAGAGAAATTCCAGAACTTTAGTATAACTGAGTTATTAAGTAATGCGGGAAATATAGCAATCACACTGACAACTACACTTGCAGGCGGACTTACAAAGCTAGCTGACTTTACAGGACTCAGCACATTCTTTAGTAATGTGAAGACAAAGTGGAATAATCTTAAATCTACGTTGAAGACTACTCTTAGTGGAGCATTTAGCTCAATCACAGGTAGCAACAGTTTAACATCACTGTCTAGTTTGTGGAGCGGTTTGAAAGAGAAGTGGGTAGATAAATCAGCGACACTTAAAACATTCTTAGGTGGTCAAATGTCTTATGTATCCGACTTAACTACGTGGACTAACGCATTTAGTACATTAAGAAGTACTTGGGCAGATAAGACAGCTACTATGAAGGCATATGTGGGTGGTGCAGTTAGTAGTATTGAAGATATTGTAAGTAACAGTGCTAACAGCTGGAAAACAAAGTTCACCACATTCGTTAACACTATTTGGCAAGACCATACAGCTACTATGAAGGCTACAGCTAATATAGGTGGTCAGGCTGATAATACATTATCAAACTTTAAATACGGCGGTGGTTGGTATAGTACTGTAACAAACTTCACTAGCAAGATTTGGAAGGACACGCCAGCATTATTTAGCACTACTGCAAAAGTAGGTGATACAACTAATAACTCTCTGTCGGAAATGACTTCTAGTGGTTCATCAAATGGCTGGTATAAGAGATTTACAAGTTTTGTAAATACTTGGAAACAAGGTGCAACTGCTTTATTCACAAGTAAGTTCACTAACTCGGATACCAACTCACAAGGCTATAAAAACCTGACTGCATTACGTAGTGCATGGAGTCAAACAGCGACAGCACAGTTTACAAGCACTTATACTAACTCGGATATGAACTCTGCCGGTTATCAAAACTTTAATGCTTTGTGGCAGAATTGGTATGGAAGAAATGCAGACTTTACACTAAGTTTTTCAGGTAATACAGCAGACATTAAATCATTAGCAAATAATGTTCTTGATAAGGCATATGATGCACTTGATAGGTCTGGTATTAAAGTTAAAAATAAAGTGTGGATGGCACGAGGTGGTGTCGTTGCAGGACTTACAAATCTTACAGATATTATGGTTGGTGAAGCAGGTGCCGAAGCTATAGTACCACTTGAAAGAAACTTAGGTTGGCTTGATAAGATAGCTACTATGCTTTCCGACAAGTTATTAGCTACTGATTTACCTGATATAGTAACTGGTAAAACTCTTCCATCTACACAAGAGTTTATTTCAACATTCAACGCAGGTACTAAGAATATCGAATACCTGTTAGAAGAAGTAATAAATAGACTGTCAGCACTTGAAGATGAGCGCAGTGATATGCAACCAATTCAAATACAAGTTGACGGTAGAACAGTCGCACAGGTTGTATGGGATGAAACTGAGAAGCGTTATAAGCAGACCGGCGTAAGATATGGATATTAGAAAGGAGTGGTAATATGTCAGCACCAACATTTAGAGGATATTTAATAAAAGCAGTTAAGACAGATGCTATATTACCACTCAAGTTCATTCAGTGGGACTCCTATAAGATAACTCCTAATCAACGTGAAGAGATAAAGGCTTATCGTGATGATAATACTAGAAACTTAACTAGAGTTACAGCAAGCGGTAAGAAAACAGCTATTGAGTTCAAACTCAGAGCTATGTGGTTAGAAGATATGATGGAGTTCCAAGGATGGCTTGGGGATGGTATAGAAGATACGCAAGAAGCGCATGAGCAAAGAAAGATACAACTTGAAATATACGACACAGAAGAGAACGTATATAAAACAGGTTATTTCTATGTTCCTAATATGGACTATACAATCTTGCGTATTACAGATGATAGCATTAAGTACAAAGAGCAGACAATTAAGTTTATCGAATATTAAGGGGTGTTTATATGGCACAATTTTTACGAATACAAATATATAATAGTGCAGGCACTGAGATTGAATATGATAATAAACACGACACTGATTGGGGCATTACAACAGGTACAGCTAAACTTGAATCAATTATTATGCTTGAGGAATTAAAGTATGGTACTGTTAATGCTAGCATGTTTGAAGTGCAGATATTCGGACTCAACATAGATTTGTCTAAGCGAAAAATAAGGGTTCGTATGGAGTATGATACTATTGATGATGACAGTGTTATCATAACAGATGAGGATAAAAAGCTCATTACAGATAGCGGTAAGCATTTTAAGTTTGTACATGTTCGTGCAAAAACATTATTCACAGGCACTATTCAATCAGCTAAAAAGAATAATGCAAACTCTCAAAGAGATATAGTTGCATATGATAGACTGTATGATGATAAGCAAGTTAATATAGCTCCGTTTTGGGAATCATTTTGGTCGGGGCATGAGACGGCTACAATAGCACAATTTAGAACAGCACTATTAAATTATATGGGTATAGACTATGTAGCTAAAACGCTACCTAATGATTCTGTTCAAATAACTAATACTTTTGCATATGAGGTAACAGAATTAAGTTTTGATACACTGCTACGTATGATAGGTGAGTTACAAGCATTTTGTCCTCACATCAATGGAGTAGGTAAGCTAGAGTTTATTCAGTTGAATGATGACGCTCCGTTAGACATTACTAATAACTCAGAGGGTGAAAGATGTTATTGGGAAGAATATACAACACAGACGATAACTGGTGTAGCTGTCTATGCATCAAGTGTTGAGCTATCACAAGTTGTAGGTAATGAAGGAAATCTGTATAACATAGTTGGTAATGTGTTATTACTTAATATGACAGGTGCAGAAATCACAACAATATGTAATAATCTGTTAACCCATTTATCAACAATAAATTATACTCCATTTTATGCATCATTGATTATATCTCAACCCGAATCTAATCTTGGTGATAAGGTTATAACTAAATACGGTGATGGATATATAATGCACTCTATATTATCAGGACCCTTACTTATAGATGAGTACGTAGATTGCAAAGCGCAAGGACCATATTTAAACACGACAGCAACACAAATAAATGATAGAATAATAGAAGCAAATAAACGTGCAGTTATAGAAAAAACCGTAGATGAGTTTTATAGTGAATATACTGACTATACTGAGGATACGACATCTACAATCAGTCAAATGTCCGATAGAGTCGTAGTTAAGGTGGACAGCAATGGAAATATAGGTTTAGCAGAATTAGGTGCTGACCCAGATACCGGAGTAACTCACATTCAATTAAATGCTAACAGTGTTGATATAAACAGTGATACCATACAATTTAATAATGAGGGTTATCGTGTAACTGGTCCGATATTTACGTCTAACATACAACCAGATAAACATGAAACAATTTGTGATTATTCAGAAATTACAGACAAATCATATTTTCCGCATATAGATTTTAGTAGCACAAAAGCGTTTGAACAGTTATGCTCTTATGTACATCTTAAATCTACTGCAACTTCACAGGAGCGTATATTTGGATATAATTGTTTTGTTATAAGTAATTTTACTTTTACAAGTCAATTTATTTCGGGAGACTTTAACGATAGGGTGATACCGAACCGCACAGTTATAGGTGTGCATCTTACTATGTCACGAACATCCTACACTCAATTTATATCGGATGGAGGGCGTATTTTAGATAGTGGCTATCTAGTATTACCATCTAATAAGAGATATACAGATTATCTTGGCACAGCATACCTATCACGATTGACGGAATATACTATTGGTCCGGGTGGTCCTAATATGGCTATTATTGCATATTTATCTCCAGAGGATATGATTGACCCTATTGAACAAGGTATGTGGGACATAGTAGAGGGTACCGGAGCAATAGTATGTGTTAACCCAGAGTCTACGTTAACATAATATTATAGTAAACTAACATTAAAAAGAGTGAAAGTGAGGTGCAAGATAATGGATGAAGATATTAGAATAAAAGACTTACCCTTAGTAGAAGACGGAATACAGTCAACTGATTATATAGCTGTTGATAATGAAGATGATGGCACACGAAAAGCAACTATGCAAGATATTGCAGAAGCTAATATAAATGGCTTAGAAACAGAAGCAACTAATACAAAAGGAGCTATAAACGAGTTATTTAATAAGGCATCAAGAACGGTGTCCTTAACACAGGCTGAATATGATGCTTTACCAGCTAGTAAATTGAGTGATGATATAGCTTATTTTATTACTGATGGAGAACCTGATGTAGATAATACATTGTGGGCAAAGGTAGGTAGAGCTACACTAGATACTCAAGCTCAAAACTGTAGTGAGGCTATAAATGAGATAAAGCAGAGTTTATCTAACTTACTAACAATTAAATCTATAACTGTTAGTCATGGTACGATAAATGCAGGGCAAGCTAGTACAATAACAGATGCTAGACTTAAAAATGAAAATATAATCATTTGTTCTATAAGTGTTGGAGGTTCGTACAATAGTGATTGTATTCCTTGGTCTTACTATGGAAGTGCAAATGGTTTTGTATCACGTTTAAAAAACACGGGAAGCAATCAGGCTACAAATATTGTAGTAACTTATAGATATATAGAATTGCCATAATTTTAAATTAAAGGTTAGTCAGATAAAAAAGCATTTTGTTGACAAAGTTAAATCATAAAGAGGAATATAGTATGATACATATACACTTACCAATAGAAGTATATAGGAGGTTTATGATATGATAAATGTAATTCAAAAGTTAGCATATAAATCAAACTATGGTAAAACTCGTAGTGCTGATTCTATTAAATATATAGTCATTCATTACACCGCCAATGATGGAGATAAAGCGTGGAATAATGCTAATTACTTCGCTAATAATTCTAATCTAAAAGCTAGCGCACATTATTTTGTAGATGATAATTATATTTATCAAAGTGTGCCTGATACTGCAATAGCGTATTCAGTAGGCGGTAAGAAACTGAATAGTCATGGCAGACTTCACGGAATATGCACTAATGCAAATAGTCTTAATGTAGAATTATGCGACACTGAGAAGAACGGTAAATATAATGTAACGCAAGCCACTATAAATAGAGCAATCGAACTTGTAGCACTGCTGATGTTCACCTATAATATTTCTAGTGATAATGTAATTAGACATTATGACGTTACTGGTAAAGAATGTCCTAAGTATTGGATAGATAATAACAAATGGGAGTTAGAGTTCAAACTTCCGTTAATATCTACTTACAACAAGAAATATCGGGTAGGTTGGATTGAAGATGTAAAAGGTTGGTGGTATAGATATGAAGACGGTACATATCCAAAATCACAGTGGGTAACAATAGATGGTAAAGACTATTACTTCAATGCAGATGGATACATGGCTAGCAAAGAATATATCAAATCTGCTGACTATGACACTAACAAGAAGCTCTATTGGGTAGACAAAGATGGAGCTTGGAACGGTAAAGAATATACATGGAAGCAAGACGCAAAAGGTTGGTGGCTAGCAGAGATTGGTGGTAAATGGTATGCTCAAAATGAATGGGCGAAGATAGATGGCAAGTGGTATTACTTTGACGATACTGGATATATGGTAGCAAATAGAATTAAAACGATAGACGGAAATGTGTATCAATTTAGAACTGATGGCACTTTAGTATAGGGGGTGTAAATCATGCCAAAAGTAATATTAAATGGAATAGAATATGCAAGTGGACTCGACCAAACAACATATGGAAAGATAGGTGATGAACCTCTTGAGACAGAAGCGCAAGATTTATCAGGAGCTACAAATGAGCATGAAAATGATATTAGTGAGATAAAGCAGAGTTTATCTGACATGAAAATGATATTAGTGAGATAAAGCAGAGTTTATCTGACTTAGACACCGACTTAACGAATACCATAGCAAAGTTAATTCCATTTACTAAGAATCACACTAATATAGACCTTAACACACAGAGAGCAGAAGCCAAGATATTAAGTGGTAATAATTGGGTTAATGGCGCAAGTACTAACTATTCTATAGTGTTTATATTTCCTAATCCTAACGCTGATTATGTGTTCCAAATGCAGATTATCAATAATTGGAATGGTTCTTTTAGAATTGCGGCTAGACACTCGAAATCGTCAAGTGAGTGGGGAGCATGGCAAACTATATTTAATTTCTAACTGAGATAAAAAGCAAAAGGAGGTGTTTTTATGGCAACATCTAGTATTACACATAATTTTGTTATAAGAAACAAAGAAAGTGCAGTAAAGTTTGTTGAGGTTTTAGATAAGTCAAAAATTAAAAAATCAACAGTTGATTTTCGACATATATCCGATACAAAAGAGATAAAACATCTTTTGGATAAGTGTCGAAATGTTGGAGAATGTGAGAACTCTGATGTTATTAGTTAAATAAAAAAGCATTTTGTTGACTAACTAGATAGAACTTTACACTTGACAATTTTATATGTATAATTATTATGTAAACTATAAAGGAGGTATATTCCAATG